AGCCTTCTTCAACTTCTGAATAATACATAGATAATACTTGATCAGGACTTTCTTTACTATAATCTTTATTGATTTTAGCAAAGTCTTCAAATCCACGACCAGTCTCTTTTTTATACTGTAAGTAAGTCGCTACATCTGATGGTAACTCTTCTTGCTCTCTTTTAGCAAGTAGGTCATCAATAGAATTAACTTCCTTACTGTATTTCTCTCTAATAAATGAAAGAACTTCTTGTTCACCCATTTGTGGCTTTTCTTCCACTACAGGTTCTTCTTTAATTGGTTCTTCAGCTTTAATAGGTTCTTCTGTTTTAGATTCACCTATCTTAACTGCTTCTACCTTATTCTCTTCTACACTCTCACCGCTTACTTCGGCTTCGTGCTTTTGTAACAACTCTTCCTCTACCTGTGCTTTTGACTTCTGAGGTCCAGAGTCGTATTCTTTTACTTTAATTTCCATTTGATTTGATTTTTATGCAAAGTTACTAATTATTTTTTTTATTTTATCGAGGTTCAAACTCTGCTAAATCGAACCCGTCTAAACTATCTTCTTTTGATTCAAAGTTAACTGGAGGTAATTTTTCTTGCCTCTGTTGAATCAACTTTGATTGCTCAGTATTTTGTTGGCTTATTCTTTCAGACTTAGCTTCTTCTCTTTGAGTTTCTCTTGTATTAATAGCCGATTCCTCAACTCCTTTTAATTGCATATTAAGTTGGAACTCATATGTCATTAGTTGCTGCTTAAGAGCAGCTTCGTTTTTTAACCTCTCTATTTCAAAAGCTACTTCTGCTTGTTTCTCTCTCATTTTCATCTCCCCTTGTAACTGTATCTTTTGCATCGCAGCATCCGAAGCCATCTTTTGAGATTGGAACTGAGTTTGTGCAGTCATCTGTTGTTGCATCGCAGCAGCTTCTCTATCAGCATCTTGCTTTCTTTTTCTCTTAAGCTTTAATAACTGATTAGCCATCTTTAAGTTTCTAACCTCTCTAATGTCAATAGCGTCCTCTAAACTAATATCATTTTTAGATAAAGCCATTTGAACATTTTGTTCTAACATTGCTTTTTCTTCTTCGTCAGGAGCTACTTCAATAAATATACCGAAGTCATATAGATATAAGTCTTTAATATCTTCTATTCTTTTTACGTTGTATTTACCTATTTGATTAGCAAATTCTTCTTTGAAGTCAGCATACTCTAATAAATCAGCTATTCTTAACGACAAACCTTCTGCAAGTGTTCTGCTAATATATAAACTACCTTCTAGTATATGTCTAGTAGCTGTATTAGAATTAAGAGCTGCTAACTTCTGAACACCAACTAACGCGTTTGGATCAGGCGTTGAACCATCTCTAGCCTCATTTAAGCCAGTTACTGCTCTAATCATTCCTAAGTAGTGATTATAATTTCCTATTAGTGCAGCCATCTTAGATTGACCACTGCTAGTGTTTAATTGCTGTATTGGAACTCTAGCATTATTAAACTCTCCATCTTGAGTGTAACTTCTTCCAATTACACTACCCGTTTGGAAGTATAGTCTTAATGCATCTTCCGGATTGTATGCTTGTCCCGTTCCTAAATCTACTTCACTCAATCCATCTGCGTCTATAAACACACCATCTGGAACCATCTTAGCAACTACCTGCTGCAGCTTCAAGTGGCTTATTTGAATTTGGTCAGCAAAAGGAATCATTCTTCTAACTAAAGACTCAATATTTCCTTTGTACATTCTTGGAGCACAAGCCACGTAGTTAGGCATTGCGTGTTGAGAAGCTGACTTTGGTCTAACCATATTCTCAGCTAACTCCCACTTTAACATAATATTGGAACCAGCCACCATTATACCTTCGTACCAAACTTCAATAGTTTTTTCAACTCTCTCAAACTTACCCTCCTTCATCATTTCTTCTGGTGGGTTGAAAGTGTCATCCTTTTCAATCATTCTCTCTCCACCGCCTTCTAATATCTTTTTCTTATACACAAACTTTTTAGTAGTCTTATAATTAAAATATATAAGTGTAGCTGTGTCTTTAAAAAACAAACTATTCTCATAAAATCTATTTACATTGTAAGAATCATACCAAGTCTGACTATATTGAGATATTTTCTTCATATCCTCCCTAGTTAAGTCAGGATCAATCTTAATTAACTCAGCTATTGGAAGTGTTTTAACTTCTCCCCAATAAAAACAATCTTTAAAATGTGGGTCTTCCGTATAGCTATATACCACGTTAGCTGGGTCTACATAATCTACTTGAACACCACTCCCTGGTAAAAACTGGTGTTTAGCCATACCAACACCAAGAACAGTCATATCATAATCAATTCTTTTCTTAATGTCTTGATAATGATTTTCTTCTAAAACTGTATTAATAGCCTCTTCTTCAGCAATCTCAATAGATGGCTTATATTTTAATTGCATATGTAACTCAAGCTCCTCATTATTTTCTGGAAGCTCTTCTACATCTGTCATAAATGGATTAATACCAAAGGACTCTTGAAAGTCAGCAAAGATGTCTTTATTCAACATATCTCTTTCTACTAACTTTTGGTATTTGTTTCTGTGCTCACTAGATAAAGCATCTTGAGCATATGCCTTAACGTGAAATAATCTGTTTGACATTCCATTAACAACAATGTCCACAAACTTAGGGAGTATTGGAACTGGAGTCCAATCTAGGTTGAGGTAAGATAAGTCGCCATCAACAGCTAATTCGTTTTTGTATTTAGCAACAGATTGTTCACCTCTTGCATATCTCCTTAATTGATTAAAAGATTGAAGTTGGCTATAATATCTACAGCTGCCTCCACCTTTTCTAAACCACTCATATTGAATGGCCTGACCTACCTGTAATCCATATTCCATTGTTGCTTTATCAGCATCAGTGGCAAATTGATCTGGAAAACCTGCGGGGTTTATTAATAATTCAACGTCTTTCATTTATTTCAGTAATTCGCTTATATTCCCCTTGTTAGCATATCTTGCAAAGTTAATGCTTATTTTTGACTCTTTTTTGACAGGAGTGTACAAATGTTTTTGATTAGCCATTATAGCTAAACCAGAGCTAATCGAAGCATCAAATTTAGTTCTTTTATTAATATCAAAACGAGCCCAATCTTCTAGAGTTCTAGTAAAATACATTGACCCCATCTCATCCATTTCTCTAAACTCACTAACCATATCTAGCCCAACATATTTCTCTATGTAAGACTCAATAGCAGATGCGTGAGACTGCTTAACATCTTCTGAAGTATTAGGTATGCCACCTAATTCTCTTTCTGTCTTAGACAGTTTGTTAAAGCTTTTATCGGGTCTGTTGGTAGAAAAGCCTCGATAACCTCTATTTTTAAAATGATACAAAAGTCTTGGTTTATTATTTTCACAAAGGATTGGCATACCATAAAACACACAAGCCATCAACACTTCTTCAAAAAATATCTCTGCTGTTTGAGGTCTAGCTACATATTCTAAAAAAAACTCATTACTTGGAGCATCATCCATATTAAATTTAGTCATTCCGTGCAAAGCACCATTAGATCCTTTTCCACCAACCGTTCCTGAAATGTCGTAACTATCACAGCCAAATGAGCCAAGGTGCTCGTTTCCAGGGTAATACTTTCCGTTTCTAAGTTGTTTTTTATTTTGCAATTCGTATTTAGGTATCCAACTAACTAAAAACCTCCCTGTCTTATTTGGAGTCCATATTACTCTAGAATCCTTTATTCCATTCTCCCAATGAAAACTACCTCTAGTTAAATACTTAGCCTTCATTAACCCGTCATTGTAATCTATCTGTTGGTATATTTTAGTTAAGTTAAACAAAGACTGTTTGCTCTCATCTCTAAATGCGTGAGACTCAGTTCTTGGAAATTGTCTATAAAACTCATTTAATGCATCCGCATCATTTTTCAAAGAGTCAACTTCATTCTCCCAATAGTTTATAGCCCCTGTAGTAATGTACTCACCATCGTTGCCTTTAATAGGTTTGTCTGGAGTTTTTAAAACAGGCATACCATACTTATCTATATATCCCTCAAAATTCCATTCCATAGGAATAAATAAAGAATACAAGCCTGATTTAGTTTGGCCATTAGCATTCCTTGACTTAGCATCAGAGTCATAATATAATTTCTTAAAATTAGCACCACCTTTATCCAGCGCATTAGAGGTAGAGCCCATCATACACTTTCCAATAACTTTGCTTCCTAATCTCAAACAAGTCTTTGTAACACGCCAATTATTAAGTATGTTCTCAGGCTTCTCCCATTTACCACTTTCATCGTGTATTAATAATTGTAATTTTTCTCCATCATAAGAGTTGTCAGAAGTATTTCGCCAATCTATTGTGGTATCCAAACCTTCAAGTTCTTGATTGTCAGATATATACATATTACGCTTAGTAATCTTACTTGCTGGAACACGATAAGATAATTCTGTTTTTGGCTTATCCATACCATCTTGGATGGGCTTAAAAAAGAAAGGGTAGTTATTAGAGATAGGAACTATTTTATCTGTAAACATTTTTTTAGCATCTGTTCCAGTTTTCGATAATACCCCTACTCTAGCATCTTTAGATATCGTAGCTGTATTTACAGTTTCAGATGACCCCATAAATGAAAAACCAGAACGTCTTATCTTTAAGTAACACATTCCAAAACTTCTTTTATCTGCTTTACAAGCTTCCCAAAACAAAAAGAATATTCTATTAGCTTCTCTAAACTCAGGATGACCTACATCAATCTTGGTCCATTGCAAATAACAATAATGCGTTCCTGTAATATAAGTAGGATTACCATTATTATTAAACCAAAAACCTTCTTCTCTCCTATCAAACTCCTGTTCAATATAACTTACCCAAGCGTCTTTAAAGTCAGAAGACATTTCATTCCATTGAAATATGGATTTTATTTTAGATAATGATTTTGGATATTCAAATGGTTGCCAACATTTTTCTTCATTAGAATAATACTTAGAAGGAGTTTTAGGTAAGCCAATTCTTAAGCCTTGAACTTCGTATATATCACCTAGTGTTCCATCTTTGGAAATAACAACAATATCATACTTTTCATTGTATCCATATTCCCAGTTTTTGGCCTTGTTTTTTTTAGCCATTGCTGTTCTTGGAACAACATCTTGTAAAACTTTATTTAGACCTTCTCTCTGCAAAACCTTGGTTACTGCTTGTTTTATTTACACTATTTAAAGCCTCTTCTTCCGCATCAATACGATTAAGTATTTCAAACGCATCAAATATTGCTAGCTTTTTAGTAGCTGCTGCGTTCTTTAATCTATCTGCTGCTATATCGTCATCTGGATCAGGCTTAATAATTTTTTCTTGAGCTACTTTTATTAATTGTTCTACCGCTGCTCTGCCTGCTTTTATTATTTTTAATTTTATTTCTTTACTCATAACATCATCGTTATATTTTTAGACTTCATTCTATAAAGCGTTTTGTCATCTATTTTAAACTCATATTCTGACTCTGGTTTAAAACAAACTTTATCTCCTGTTTTTACACCTAAAGAAGTTAACTCGGAATTAGTTATCTCAATAGTCCCTGTAAGAGCTTGATACTTATCGCTATTAAATATAACAGACTCCTCCTTGGAAGACGGTTTAACAAAGCAATAATCTAAATGAGACTTCCATTCTCCATTTTGTTTGTACATAAAAAACTGATTGGGCTCTACTATAAATAGATTGTCTTTTAAAAAACTTCTGCCACTTCTCTCTCGACCTTTCATATCGTTATAGTATTTAAATACATTATGATGTACTACTAATATGTCCCCTGTCTTTACCTCTCCTTTGTAGTTTAGTGGTGTTGCCACTACATTAGCAAAACGATTTGAGACGGTATGGTCTTCTTTAGAGGAGCTAGTAATAAAGTCTATGCCTCCTATTTTTTTAACATTATCGTACCTGGTGTCATTAACCGGAGTTACAATAAAACCAAAAGGTGACTTCATACTAAAAGTTGATATTATATTCTATAGAAACTGGAATAGTTGCATTAAAACTTTTCCAAAGAACAATTTCATTTTCCCTAATAATCCATATTTTAAAACAATTTTTTTCTTGTCTTATATGGTGTATGGTATAATTACCTCCTAGAACATCTTGTCCAATAAGGTAGTGCATTGCCCCAGACTTATAATCAGGACCAACTGATATTTTTCTAATTTCCATTTCATTTGATTTTAGTAAGCTTTACGGAAGTGGCTCTACAGGAAATGCAGCACTATATGCATCTTTCACAGATTGAGTCCAAACAACATTAGCAATTGCAGCAACTTCTGAATTTAAAGTAGCAACATCTGTTGTAGGTGGATAACAAGTTCCGTTTAAAGACTCAGATATTAAAACCCCATCTTCCAACACTTTTACTTTTTCTTTGTAATTTATTTCTTTAAATTGACCTACAACCTCTATGGATGCAGATTCTGTTTGTTTTGTTATTGCCATTTTTATTGTTTTCTATATATTATTGTTCCTGATACAATGTCTCCATTTTGAAATATTGGTTGTCCTGCTGAATCTACTAATTCAAATAATTGACCAGAAACGTGCGATCCGCTGTCTTGATCGTAGTTAAAAGATTTTAATCTAATATTAGATGAATTTGTTAGTATATCGCCAGTCACTGGTGTACTTACTGGAGAATTTCCTACGTTACTATTCATTTTTGAAAAGTTTATAGACCCAGTTCCAGCCAACCCACTTACAGGTAAACTTATATCAACTGACCCGTAACCTATGCTGCCTGATCCAAAGGTAAGAGAAAAATAAGCAAATACCATATCCCCTATAACTCTATAACTTCCTGAAGAAGTACTAAGTGAGGCAGAACCACCAACACTAAAAGAAACTGTAGGGCCGCCTGACCAAGTAGCTTCTGTGTATGTGTCTAAAGTACTTCCGGCAGAACCAAACTTTAATCCAGCATTAAATTGAGTTAGTTTGTAGTTAACAACAGATGCACTTGAAACACCTATAGCGTTAGCTCCGTTATGTGCTAATAACAACCCTCCTGAAGCGGCATATAAACCTCCTACTGTTCCTACTTCTATAGAAGGATTAGCAAGTGTACCTGCTGGTGCAGATAATTTATCGCCCAATACAGTGAATACTGAAGAAACATTTGCTGTAGCAGAGTTAGAATAAGTAGCTAAACCATTAGTTGTTGATCCAGAAAAAGTTATTCCTCCACCACTAGCAGCGGCAGCCCACGATGCTGTAGTTCCGTTAGATGTTAAAACATAAGTGTCGGTTCCTATACTTAAAGCAGATATAGAACTTGAAGAGTCTCCTATTATAATACTGCCTTCTGCTAAAGATGTTAAACCTGTTCCTCCATTTGCTACTCCTAAAGTACCGCCTAGGGTAAATGTTCCATTTGCGGTAATTGGATTAACAGTGTCACTTGCTATAGTAAGACCCGTTGTGCCACCATCCAACCCAACACTAGTAACTGTTCCTGACCCTGAACCACCATAAAGATTTGCTATACTTTGTAAAGTAAAAGTCTTTGTTTCTTTTGAAGAAGCATCTGTTCCTATTACATAATCTGCACTTACAGGAGTTGCTTTGGTGGGATAGGTGGTAGTGTTACTTATTTTCGCCATTTTGTGTTATTGTTCCGTGTTCTAAATTAATTACAGAGTTTTCTCCGTATTTCTTTATTAATTCGTTTTCAAGAGATTCAAATTCAACCCTTATTAAATCTACTCTTTTAATAACTGAATTTTTCTGTATTGACAGCTCTCCTAATTGCACTTTAAGTGATTGAAACTCCGAGTTCAAATCTCTCAAAGATTTTAATTCTTTTTCTTCTAATTTCATTTGATTTAATTTATTTTACAAAGATAATCATTTTCTTCGTGATGCTGACGAACCATAAAAATAACCAATTATACTCAAAACAATTCCCTCTGTCACCCCGATTAAATGAATCCAAATCTCTTTATTATGGGCTGGTATTTCTAAATAAACAATGGCATAAACCAAGAAGGAAAAACAAGAAAGGCCAACCAAACCTGTTAAATTAAACATAAAATCAAAGCGATTTGCTTTTGCTAATTCAACCTCTCTGTTTCTAGCCGAATCTCTGTCTTCTACCTCTAACTTGTAGAGTTCTACTACTTGCTGGTGAAGAGCTTCTTTTTCTTGAGGAGTTAAATCCGGTTCTTGACTAATTATATTTTTAATAATTCCAAGCGTTCCATTGGACGGCAAGATGTCTCCTATTTTATCCAGTACTCCAGGAGCTTTTTCTTTTAAGAATTTACCTATTCCAGTGTCTTTTAATTTCTTTTTCATCCCGAACAGCTTTCACAAGTTTCATCGTCAATACTACAAGTTCTTTCTGGAACCGCTTGAGACTCTAACCTCTCTAACATTTTCTGAAATTCCGTCTTTTCTTCTATCATCTTCCTAAAAATAAACCTTCTATAAATGTTCCTATTCCTGTTACTATTACCGCTATGGATGTCCAAAACTTTTTTTCTAAACTGCGAATTCTTTTTTCGTGATCGTTCTTTTGCTTGCTTATTTGCTCCAACTGATTCTGCATTACAGCCTGACCTTGCAAAAGCTGATTTATTTTATCTTCCATAGATTTTATACTTAGTCTTGTTGTTGTCGTCTTTGTATGCCACTAATATTCTGTTTCTTTGTGTTCGAGTTGTGCTGTAACTAACGTGTACCCAAGAAGGGTTTTCATCTGTTCCAAACTCCCAAATTAATTGGTCAAAATTCAAATTATCTTTAATGAAGTGAAATACTTCTGCGTTGTTTGGAGCATTGGCATAATCCCTATCTAAATCAATTGCCTCTCCTTTGCAATGTTGTGAAGTGGCTACGTACTTACCGTCTATGTATTTATGAGCGCCTCCAATGGCCTTGTTAAGAGTTTCTGAACGGTAACCACTACTAATGCTAAAAGGAACGTTAAAGTGCTCTCTAATCGGCTGAAATATGTTCTCGGCCAATACCTTCATATTTTCTATGTGTTCTTCTGTTGGAATGTTTTCTATTCCCTTTCTTTCAGCAGTTCCGCTTTTCAGCATTTCAGAAAGAGATAAGTTCTTAGATAGTTTCATTTTTTGATTCTGTTTTTAGCCGTTAATAATATTCTTTCTTCCATCTTAGCTAGTTTCACTTTTAGATTCATATTCTCTTGTATAAGCTCATCTATCTTTACTTCTAAACTTGATATTTTCTCTGTAAGTCTTCCTATTTGGTCATCTTCTTTTTGAGCAGAGATGTCTATCTTCTTCTTAATTATATTCCATATCTCCTTGACTCCAAGTGCTGAAATCAAAGCTATCAAGAGAGGTTCTTCCATATTACTTGCCTTGACCACGATATTTTGGTTTGTATCCCGTCTGCCCTTTGGATGCATTCTTAGAATGTACCCCAGGTCTCTTTGTGGTTATTTTTCTTCTATAAGTCACTACTCAGGATCAGCTGGTGTCCATTCTGGAGTAGCTAGTAAAACTAATATCTCTTCGTGAGTATAGGTTCCTACTGGAACTAATGACCCGTTAGTGATAAAAGAAGGCTCTACCTGGAAGGATAAAACACCTTCAGTATTTGCTACATTTCTTCTCATTGTTTGAGCAGAAGATTGGTTCACCTGACTGAATAAAACTGAGTTCGTGTCAGATAGGTTAATTACTACATAAGTTGTTGCCATTTTTTTGTTTTTTACAAAGTTAATATTTTTTTACGATGGTATGTCAGCTGGATCAGTTCCTTTTGCTAATACACTCATATTTGAACTTATTGCATTTGCTGTGCTATACGGTGCATCACCTACTAAATTACCTTCTGACATTCCGCTTGATACTCCATTAGCTGTTGTGCCTACACCGTTTGTTAAAGCTGTTTCTGCAGTATTAACACTGTCTGCGTTGTTGCCAGCACTCATTTCATCAGCATATTTCCAATTACTACCATCAAAACTACTATTTTCACCTAATTGCCACCAGCTAACAGGAGCTGTTCCAGAAAAAGTATTTAGATTAGAAGGAAGACCCTCATTATAAATTTCTCTTATTTCAGAAGCATTTAAAGCAACGTTCCAAATAGCGTTATTTGATAAAGTTATATCTGAGCTAAAGTTACTAGTATAAGCGTTGAATTGAATATCATTAGTATTTACAGATAAATTACCTATTGTTTGTGTACTACTAGCTACTAGACTTCCGTTAACGTAAAGTTTAAGAGAATTACCTTCTCTTACTCCAGTTATATGATGCCAAGTATCAAGACTTAGAGCAGATGGACCTTCTAAATTTATAAAAGTACCATCATTAACTTGAAATCTTGGTACATTTAACAAGCTACCTTGATGTGATTTTAAAACGTATGAATCTGCTTTTGCTATAAGATGGCCATTACTCACATAGGAACCGTCAATCCTTACCCAACTTGAAAGTGTCAAGTTTCCAGTTATTTGTAGTGTTGAATTATTTGGTACGTTTATATAATCTGATAAAGTAGCGTCATCTAGCTTCATAGCATATTTACTATAAGGCGCAACTGTTTGTAAGTCACTTTGAACAAGGTTTGCTTGAGACATTCCTGAGCTATCACCAGCTAATGTATTTACAAAGCCAGCGTATTCAGTAGCTCCATTATTAGTTCCGTTATTAGAACCTTTTGAATCTTCAATACCTGTAGTTGTGTTATTTAATTTCCACCAAGAAACAAGGTTAGAAGTAGCTGAGTGACTCGAAAGATTAGATGGAGTACCATTGTTATAAAGTTCTGTTACTTGTGAAGATGTTAGGGCTGCATTCCAGATTGAAAAATTACTAATTCGACCATTAAATCCATATCCGTCTGTTCTTCCGCCAATACTTGCAATTGTCATTCCAGTAGGTGAGTTCCCTGTCGGTTGTACATAACTTAATTGTGTTGGTTTTAAACCATTTAAATAAATTATCATTTTATCTGAACTTGATGCTGTATTGTCAAAAACAGCAATTACATTTACCCAAGAATTATTTATCATATTTACACCAACTTGACCTGTTGCCCCTAAGAAACGAAAAAACAACACTTGGTTATAAAGTTCAAACTGAACTCTAATACTTCTATTTGAATTAGCAGCCATAAAAAACCATTCATTACTATTGCCTGTCGTGTCCCAATATACCCAAGTTGATAAAGTAAACTTTGTTGCATTATCTAAAGCTGAAATACTTGAAGTATCAACTCTTTCATTTGCTCCATTAAAATTTAAAGAACTTGGATAAGCTGAAGGATTTTGGTTATTATCTATACTCCACTCTGTGGTTGAACTATTATAAACCTCACTTGCATCGAGTTTATACCAAGAAACCAAAGAAGAAAATCCACTCATTGATGTAAGTGGAGAACCATTATTATAAAGAGTTTCTACTGAGTTAGAACCTGTTGCTGGTAGTGCTGAGTTAAATATTTGAACATTTGAAATTTTACTATTAACTCCATTATTTGTATTATACCTATTTCCAATAATAGTATCTCCTGATTGTTGCGTTATACCATTATTATTTGAAACTGGTGTATTATTAACCCCATCCTTATAACCTATAATTTGAGAACCATCATAAGTGTATGCAATATGATGCCAACTACCATCAAATACATTTTGTATTTCATTCATAGAACCACTTGTAATGCCAAAATATAAACTGGTTGTAGAGGCAGCAGTATAAGCATAATATGAAAAATTAGAAGTGTCTGCGCCTGAAAACAAAACCCATTTATAAGTACCTTGTGTAGAGCCATTAATCCAAAATGAAACAGACAAATTTGTAGGTTGTAAAGTGCTACTATTGCCCAAACTAATTCTATCAGTATTTAAAGGAAAAGAAAAAACATAATCTCCAATTGCATTGTTTTCAGCTAAATACTGTCCGTTCCAAGCAGATGTACCTAAAGGATAATAAGCGATAGGTGAACTTGGTAAAGCCATAGGGTTGC